CGGAAGAAGTCAACAGATTTTATGCCAAGATGTTTTGGGAGGGATATCCAAGAGTCATCACCATAATAAAAAGCAAAGGTCAAATCCTTAATCCTTTTAATAGAAAGACTAGGGAGACTTTCCCCATCAGCGCTCTTGCGAGTCTTACTCCAGAGGTGTATAGAGGCTGTGGTAACAGTCTCCAAATATAGGGAATTGAGCTGAGCAGTTATAGAAATACCGGAAGGCATTCCATCCTCAACCTGATATAAAACAGTACCAACTCTATGAACACAGTGGTAGCAAGATTTGAGAAAGGTATAACGGGCGAGAGATAATTCATCAGACTCACCATACCAAGCATTTATAGCACGTGCAAGGTATTTGCCAACTGCCCATTTCTGGTGGTTGTCAAATCCTTTTTGGTCCATGGCATAAATCTGTTTATCCGGGTCATTCATCTCCCTAAACATTGCTCGAACAGCAACATCTTCAGTAGACATTCCCACAGCGCAGGAACTCAACCCAACAGCCTTAAGACGACCATCTTCTAAAGCGGAAATAAGAGCGCCAAACAACATCCTCGCAACAAGAACGTGGAGAATATCTGCAGTGAAATACAAACGGGTCTTACAAGCGTCTATTTTAGTTAGAGCAACAGTCTCATCTTTAAGCTGGTCGGTAACATACCAAAAGGGAACAATTCCGTTTTTGAGTAGACCCATAACAGAATCAAGATCTTCCAATATCTTAGGGTGAAAATCTACCATATTAGCTTGGGGAATTTGAATCCATGAAGCTTTTGATGCTTGTTTTCCCATCTTTATAGCAAGGGAATTATAAGGTTCTCCGGCTGAAGCGTTTAACTTCATAGGAGAAAGGGCATGCATACCTAAAACAGCTTCGTGAGGAGTAAGAGTACGTGTTAGGCCATTCTGATACTTGGGAACATAAGTAAGAGTAGAAACGGCACTCTCAAACAAAACTTTAGGAGAAACGTCATCAATATCCAAAGGGATAACAGTCTGTCTCTTATAAGCTTCAAGTAGAGGATCTCTACCCAAGTGGTCTTGAGAGGAAGTAAGAGTGGCAGGAAAGGTAGTGGGAGGAGCAATCACTCCGTGGAAAGGACCAGGAGCCAAACGAGATTTCCTACTTATATGGAGGAGGGGCTCATCAATGCTAAGGATTCTAGCGTGAGCGGGGTAAGTAGGAAAGACTTTATCCAGTTGTTCAGGAGTAAATTCTTTCTGTTTGAACATAGGATCAATCTCTTCGGGGACCTCAGGAGAAGAAGTTCCCTTAACCATGGAGACAAAACCTTGAGTAAGATTTGGGACATCATAGACACCTTCAAAAGCGTCATACACAGCTTGAATATCTTCTTGAGTGAGAATAGTACATTGAGCGTTACGACCATTACCAGAAACGTGGTAACCAATAAAATTGCGAGAACCTAGAGAGCCGCGATGGGAAGCATATAGGGAACCACAATCTCCTGCAAAAGTAGCATGTCTAAAGGAGAAGACAGTACTAACATAAGCATCATCTAAAGAAGATGACTCAGAGGTCATCCACGTTTGAGTAGTTGGAACAACAGTCTCAGATATGGTGACAGTAGCAACAGTTCCATCTTCTTTCTTCAAAAAGTGAACAAAAGAATCGTGAACATAAGATACGTCATCATCGTTGATAAACCTGTGGGATATTTCAGGGAAAGATGGTAGCTGCTTGGGGGCAAGAAAAGCACACATATCCATATCCGGTCTGATATAAACCTGTGTGGAAGAAAAATCTATAGAGACGGATCCAGAATCTGATCTTAAAGTACATGGACCAGCATCCATAAGAGTGGCAAGATAGTGATGGGGCATGATCACATACCTGCCACCAGGAGAAATAGCTCTATAAGAAACATCAAAAGGAGTTTCTATAAAGAGAGTATTCCTAGATATGGTTTTAGTGAGGTCAACAGCTGTACTTTGTGGTCTGTACAAGGTGCCTCCTCTAACTTTACCTCCCCTAGCTCTTTGATATTTCCTCTCCTCGGAGAAAGAAGAATCTTTATGGGATCTAGCAGGGTGGTAATCGGCAGTGGAAAAATCTTCATAAGAAATAAACTTACCATCACCATTAGCGGAACGACGGTTTCTACGATGTTTCTCGAGGGCAGTCCTACGAGCATTACCAGAACCAACCATACCCTGGGCAAAAGCTTTTCTTTCTTCATAAGAAGCAGGCCAGATAAACTTTTGGATAGTATTGGAAGCGGCTGTGTAGAGCTTGTAAGCACCGAAGGCAAGAAAACCTCCTACTACTATACCACAAGCTAATTTTAAGTATTTCCAGACGGTATCCATCTGGAGGCCTAAATATTGAATGCAACTCTTGGCAAAAGAGAAAGGACTAGGAACAAAAGAAGCAATGAATCGGGTAAATTTTCGAGCATAGAGCTTGGTAACTTCATAAACTCGTAGACAAGGATTTGGTCTATCCTCTGTTTGAAGAGCAGGCATTTCTTTAAGTTCGGTTATCATGTCTAGATAATCCAGGTCAGAAGAACTAGCATTTTTGGAACATATAGGAAGTGTAGAATGTCCAAGCGCAAACATATAAGCTTGCCAAGTAACGAACTCATCAGGAGGGCCATCAAACATATACGGAAGTCCAATACGAAGGCCTCTATGTGCAGCATTAGATAGCCACAATAAATATTCACTATGAGTGCAGAATCTGTTAGAGTCAACTAAGGCAGAATACCTATGGGTACGAGCAACAATTTTTCTCTGATTTTCTTCGGAGGGACTCCAAAAGGGGTTGGAGAAAAGTCCCTGAGCGACGTAGGGAGCGGGTTCGGCAATGTTGCCAATAGGTTCATGAACATGACCAACTGGCACATATCTAAGGTCCGCCAAAGGAGCTCGGTCGACTTGAGAACGGAAACCATTATTGTTATCCAGGGCAGCGTTGAACATCTCTCTATCGCGTATTATGCGTCTAGAAAAAAGTTCAAACATTTCCTGGAATGTGAGCTCTTGAGACTCCCCCTGGAAGGGAGTGACAGTAAAAATAAATTTGGAAAAATCTATTCTACCATCAGGAGTCTGGGGAAAAATACCGTCAATAAGGTCAGGAGGCGTAATATCCAGCGTGTAGGAAATACGCCTAGATATAGCCTCAGGATCAGCAACAAGTTTCTCAAGAGAGGACAGCTGACCATTAGAGGTTAAGAAAATAAGTTCTGCATTAAAATAATACAAACCTTTTTCATCAGCACGAGCCTTCTCAATAACTACTTGTGTGGAATTGACAGCTGAAAGTAGCCATGAAATACCCTGCAAACGCAGTTGAGGATCATTATAAGTATTCCATTCATCAGCTATAATGGTAGCCTGATTAGTGAGACCATCCTGGAAGTTTGCACTAAAGTCCATAGTGTAAACTTGATTATTGCGAAGAAGAGGAGCATCTCCAGCACGCAGAGGAAGAGATAACTCTTGGGCCAACGTCTGGGCAATTTGTGTCTTTCCTATACCGGGAGGACCAGGCAGATATATACACAAAGGCGGACACCTAGGGGTAGTAGAGGCATGCTTAGCTCTAGCTGAAACAGCTAACTCACAGAAGCGCTTATGAGCAGCACGGAAGTGCATTCCTCTAGTATCTCCGGGATCTAACAAATGTAACTGCGAAGAAGCAACAGCAAAACGTCTAGAGAGATCCTCTATACGGAAAACCATATCTGCAGTATCCTTAGATATAGACACTGAGGATTCAAGCTTGGTAACTTCATTAAGCAAGGAGACTATCTCCTTTTGAAGCTTTGGTTTCAAAGAGAAAGACGGAGCAAAACCAAACATGGAAGAGCCAACCATATCTAGAGTGGCTAGAAGTGAAGCTGGTATCCAAGCCACGTGAGGACATAATTTGGAAAAAGTAGTATAAGCCGTATTAAAATTCTTCATACGAGCTTGTATACGTTGCTCTCCCAAAATACCATCCTTATCGAAAACAGAAGTTATAAAGTCAAAATAAGTTGACCAATCTTCTAATATACCTTGTTGAATATTAGGTTCATCAGGTATATCTTCAGCCTTTGCGCGATCTTGAGGAAGAGGCTTGAGAAGAAAACCATTGTCAAAGGTATAACTCCAAGCTCTTTCAGGGACAACTCCACGAACGGGAACGGGGTCTGTAAGAGCCAGGGGTAAATGTTCAGTACGAACACAATAACTATCAACGAAAAACTTCAAATTCCTAGCCATATCAGCTTGGTTTTTGTTTATCATCCAGCCTGGCTTAACAGCACCGGGAAATCTCTTAGGCCACATAGCAAAAGGACCATTAATGTCCTCAAGCACATAGTCTATTGGGACCAAAGGAACTTTCTTGAACGTAGCAGGAAATTCCGCCCAGTGTACAACAGCTTGCTTAAAGGAGTAGACAGGGTCAGACGAATAATTAAAATAATCGTCATATCTCTCCCAACGACGAGCAAGAGCATAAAGCAAGAAAAATTCATTAACATTATATTGAACTTCCAACTGCATCTCATATAAATAAAGATAATTCTGGGGATGATACCAAGGAGAAAGTGCAACCTTTCCCTGAGTAGCAAAGAACTGGTTAAAATTATCAATAATAAATTGATCAGGCTTGATATTATCACAAGCAGGATCAGAATAAGAAAACGGATTAGGAAGCTTGGATACATCTGCTAAAAGAGCAAAACGTCTAGTAAGAACCGATGGGGCAGAACCAAATTTGGGCAAGGTAGGGGCGGGATGAACAACTTCAGAGAAATCCAATTTAAAAAGGGACAAAGTAGATTTGAGTACCTGAGAGGCAGATGTAAACAAAAATTCTGATAAGGACCTCAAAACAGTCTTAATAAAAGGAAGTGAGAAAGAGGGCGAGGGGGGCATAGCTCCATGCATCTCAAGAGGATTGAACAGGTATTTTTGCACTGCTGGAATGGATAAAAGGCACGAAGTTCCACAGAATGAAGCCAGAGACAAAGCTACAATGCGAAATATACCTGAGGAATAATAAGCTAAAACGACACAGAGGACAAAACAAGTGAACTTAACAGAGGGTAAGCTAAACTGTTCCTGTAAATTAGATAGCCAATTAGTAAGGAAGGACGGCAAAGATTGAGCGACATTAGTATCCTCCTTAAGAGCATCGAGGAAAGGAACAAAGAAAGGATCAATAGGACCTTGAGTGAGATTTTTCTTAGTGGAAGAAATAAAATCATTTATTGCAGAAGGACCTTTTGTAAACAAAGAATCAGCAAATGCAAGAGATTGGCGGAGCTCATCATCTAAGTCTTGGGAAGGAACAGATATAAATCTGTTCAAACTATAATTAGAGCGGCGGGAACGACCAGTACGGAGATTCTTGGTAACCAACAATAAGTCATCATTGGCTATGACAAGAGATTCCCACTGGTTAGAAAGTTTTCTCAACAAAGGGACAGAATCGAGGAGCGAGTAATTACACTGCTTATATAGAACAGAGAAGTAATGTGAAAACAAGCGCATAATTCTCTTGATAGAGAAATACTCAGAACAATTAGTAATGGAATCAAAGAAAGATCCATAAACTAATATATCATCAACACTCGAAATCTGGGAGTGCTTAATGAGGGAACGTATGAAAGTTTTACGTGGTAGGGGGCTAGGAATACCAAAACGAACTAAGGCGAACGAGGTTAGTGTACCAGAGTCGTGTTGGAGAGTGGAATATAAAAAGTCTCTAAGAGAATCTTTTTGTAAGCGATCAGGAATATTCTTAGACGCAAGAACGGCCTCAACCCAATCACGCTTTACAGTAGTGTTAAAACGAATTTTCTTAGTGGCTTTAACAAATGCAGAGCGTAATTGATCTTTGTCCCACCAAGCTCTATCAGAGTGTGGAGGCGAGAAAGATTTATCTAAATCAATATTATTCAAAACAGCCATCTTATAGTGAAATATAAATTAGGTATCACTAATAGAAAGGAAATAAAGAAAAATAGACAAAGAATAGAGTCAAATAAAAGTAGGGGGGAG